GTGAGGATGTAAAGGTCAAGAGACCCAAGAAAAATCCATCAGAGGTTCCTCTTCCTAAGACTAGCAATATCGAAGGTGGTGCGGATTTAATCAACGATGGAACTATGAGAAAAGCACTGAACGCAATCGCAGATGCGGCAGATGTGTTTGTTAAACAATTTCGTGAGCCTGAAGAAAGAGCAAGAGAAATAGACTTTCCTAGACAGATACAAGCAGCCAGTGCTAAAGTAGAAAGTTCTCTAGACGCAATAACAGAACTTGCAGAAAGGTTGAGAAATGCCAAAAATGAAAGTGAAATGACTAGTCTAACTAGTAAATTAGAAAGAGAAATAGCCACGGTAAAGAGATTAAGGGATGTTCCTACTCGTACATAGATGAGGGGAATACATGCCAAGAACAGGTTTATCCTTTGAAAAGGAAACCAACGCATTGACTAAGAAAGTGTTGGACTTCTTTGAAAGGGTACGCTATGCATATCTCTCTGCTAGGGAAAACCCAAATGAGTATGGTAAGAAGTGGTCTTCAACTGTAAAAAGCATAAGAGATGAATATGACGGACTTGGTAAGTTCGCAGAAGCACTGAAAGAAAATGTGAGTGAGAAGGAACTCTTCGATGACAGGGCTACGGATGCAGAATCCAATGTAGCCAAGAGAGTCTATGAAGACATAAAGAAAATGAGATTCGAGTCAGCAGAGGTAAGCGACCCATTCTCGAAGCAACTAGGCAACAGAGTCCTAGAGAGACTTCTTGATGACGAGGCTATCTTTGCAGCATTCATACACTATGCTCTGAGAAGTCATACAAACGCACTCCCAAAGAAAGCATGGGAAGAAGCGGAACTCAAACCTGATGAGATAAGCCAAGGTGCTATGGGTTTGGATATCGAACCCAAGGACATACCACTCTACATCATAGAGCATTATGGTGATGATAAGGATAGCAGAAGAGTACAAGGCAAATTCAAGAGAGCCTACTCTCTACTAGAAAGAGTATACAACAGCCAATACTCGGAGGAGAAATGGGAAGCATTAGAAGACTTGGACATAGCAAAATCCGATGAAGAGAAGGCCGATGTTGACTTCATGGTTCCCAACAAACCAATGTACAGAATCTTTGAGATAGACGACATGAAGGAAATCAAGGGACTCAGTGGTGAGTATGTCGTTCAAGAGAAGTACGATGGTATGCGAGTTCAGATTCACAAGTTCAACAATGAAATCAGGATATTCTCCTACAATGAGAAAAACATAACTGATAAGTGTTCAGAACAAGTAAAGAAGATGGAGAACAAGGCGTTTGGCGATTGCATACTAGATGGGGAACTCATGCTCTTCAAGGGGGATGAAGCATTACATAGAGCAGATACCATAACTCACATATTCAAGAAGAAACTAGATGGTGGAAAACTAAGACTACATGTTTTTGACATAATGAGACATGAGGGTAAGGACTTAGCAGATGAACCATTGAGGGAGAGAATAAACATACTTCTCTATCAATTCGCACAGCACTCCTCTGAGGTTTTGGCCTTCCCGTCCAAGAAGGATACTAGGATTGCTGATTCGATGGATGAAGTGGACGAGTATGCTAGGAAGATAATGGAGATGCCAACATCTGAAGGAGTTGTAATCAAAGACATAGAATCTACATACTACATAGGAAAGAAGAAGAATCCCAAGTGGATTAAGTGGAAGAAGTATGTGGATTTGGATGTCATTGTCCTAGATGACAAGAAAACAGGTAGTGGTTTGCACTCCTATACAATGGGTATTGGTCCACTCTCCGCAGAGCAGAAGAGGGATATGAAGTCAGTAGAGATAGAAGGCAAGGACTATCTTCCAGTTGGCAAGGCACTCAATACTAAGATAGAGGTCAGTGTTGGCTCGATAATAAGAGTCAAGGTTGATGAGGTAAACAAGAAGAAGGATGGATTTAGCCTCTACTCAGCAAAACTGATTGAACTTCCTGAAGTTGATGAGCCTGATAAGTTAGAGACACTAGAGCAACTTTCTACTAAGACTAAGAAATCTCTGACAAGAGGAGTCTTACCTGTATTCAGTGCTAAGGATTTGGCAAACCCACTTGCTGTCATGGCAGAACTTCGTGCAAAGGATGAGAAGAAAGTCAAGAAGTATGTGGTGACAGACTATGTTCATGGTGAAGCCGATATCATTTGCAAGTATGACACAGAGGGCTTTACCATCTATGGCTTCGATGGTGATGAGTTGATGCAGAAGAATGCTCTGACTCAGATGGATGACTTGAGAGACCAACTATCAAAGTTCATGAAATCTAGGAAGTCCAAACTAAGAGCGCAGATTAGAGATATAATATCTGAAAACAATGGACCTATGGAGTTCGATGACATTGAGGAGAAGGTCAGATTACAAGCCGACGATGCCTATGATGAAATCTTTGAACTAAAGCCCAAGGAACTATTGGCTTGGATGAAGAACCAAGATATATTCATCTTCATCTCACCTAAGCGGTTCGATGTATCCTCTGAAGTTATTGAGAAGGATGAGGAAGAACAACTGACTGGTGAGTATGAGGTTCGTCAGAGGGATGATGGAAATATTGATTTTGTCATAGAGACAGAGGATGATAGAATGGCTTGGTTGATTGACATAGAGAAGCCCACGGACATCTATGAGTTGTTTGGTAAGTCAGGAAAGTACCCGGCGATGGTCTCCGAGAAAATAGACAGCACAAAGGTTCTAGATAAGGGGGAACTAATTTTTGGAGTGCAAAGACATGGCTACCATGAGTATAGGATGGAAGGAGACAAGTTTCAATCAAGAATACATTTCAGAGTGGTCCCTCTAGATGAAAAGAAGTCTTGGATAGTTTTCACAGGTAAGAAACAAGAAATGCTAGATGATTCTTCAGATGAGGGAATTGTAGATATTAAACAAGATAAGTTTAGCAACTTAGAACTTCCTGACGTTTCTTCTCCTACAGATGAATAGCGAGTAGTTCATATAGTAAAAGATAATTCCTTTTGTAGTGTTTGCACCGCAGGAGGTTTTGATTAAGCAGGAAACTGATACTGGTTTCACCATATTAAAGTCAGAAGAATTGACNATTGGGGGCTATGCATCAATAGAAGTAGTAGACAAGCAAAATGACTTGATTACACTAGAAGCATTAGAAAAAGCAGTAGCAGANTTCATGNAGAANAAGTCTTATCGAAATGTAATGTCAAACCATTCAAATGTTCAGGTCGGGGAGGTAGTAGAGCAATATCGAGATACTAACGGGGTATTACACAAGACAGGTGTTGACAACGTTGGGTTCTATGTAGTTATCAAAATGAGAGATGACATAGAAAAGGCAAAGGAAATCTCAAGAGGTATTAGAAAAGGAACTCTACGGTCTTTCAGTATAGGTGGACAAGCAATATCAAAGAAACAAAGAACATCGGAGGAATACGGGGAATACAACGAGATTGATAGTCTTGAACTACATGAAGTAACAATCTGTGAGAAAGGAATAAACCCCGAAGCAAAATTCGACATATTAAAACACGAAAATGGAGGTGATAATTTGTCAGAAAAGTTAGAAAGCGCACTGGAAGAGTTGAATGGTCTGCTAAAGCAGGTTCAGGAAGCAACTGGTGCAACAATTGAAACAGAAAATGTTGTAAAAGAAGAAATGGATGAAAAAATGATGGAAGACAAAATGGAAGAGGACAAAATGATGTCCGAGAAGATGGAAGACGACGAGAAGATGATGTACGACAAAGAAGAAGTCGAGACAATGGATGACGAAACCAAGGCTCTCGATGAGGATTCTACCCGTGATTATCAAGCCGGAGAAACCATCGTCAGTGGTGGAAAGCCTGTAGGAACCCCTGCACAACTTAGCGTTGCAAAGGGTCTAGAAGGCTCGGACTTCACTACACTTGACCTCTCCCATGAGAACGTTGAGAAGGCATACGAGCAGTACAAAGCCGAGCAGTTGGAGAAGTTGGCATACGACAGTCTCTCCAAGCAGTTCGAGTCTCGATTTGCTTCAGAGATGGCAGTAAAGAAGTCGGCGGCTGAGAAAGCCGAGTACGACGCAAGAACTGAAGTCTCTGTACTCAAAGAGGAGTTCGCTGAACTCCGAAAGGCTCTCACTGAGAGAGACACAGAAATTCGCAAGGCTGCTGAAGTAGCAATGGAGTTACCCGAAGGTTTCCCAACCACACCTGATGCTGTGGCTGAGATGTCTTGGGGAGACATCCACAACCTTGCAAGGAGAGTGAACTAGATGAGTGGATACATTAACACATTGAAAGACCTAGAAGCAGCCACCTATGGCTATGCTGGCGCACAGGGCAACGCCCTATTGAAGTCGGCTGGTGTTGTTGGTGGTTTTGGAACGCCCCACGATGCAGCAAGCAACCCGTTTTCTGCTGCAAGTGGACTTGGAGACCTATACAACGTCCTTTACGGACAGAAAGTTTGGTCTATGCTAAACCAAGAGGTTAACCCTCTTGCTATGCTATCCAAGAGACCATACACATCCAGTGGATGGAGAGTTCTAAAGAGCCGACCAGAAGGTGGTTCAGGTTCTGCTTTCGGAATAGGAACAGGAAACCAAGGTTCCACTACCCCCGCCGCAGACAAGATTGGTGGAGTTGGTGAGAACGCAACACTAGGAACTGGAAATGATATTCCAGCAATCGCTCCTGAGTACGAAAAACTATACATTAGTCCAAAGACTATTGCTCACTTGTTTGAGTTCTCAGAACTTGGTATGGAACTTGCTGCCATCGATGATGGTGTAGGTGACATTCGTGCAATCGTCCGTGAGGACATGGGCAAGCACCACGCAGAGACACAGAGCAAGATGCTAGTTATGCCTCTTGAGAGGTACGATGATGGAACTGCATCCAACATAGAGAGAAACTACACCTCTCTAATGAAGATTGTTTCATCTGCTGGTGAGATTGCTGCTATGTACAATGCAAACCTATTGAACACTGGTGCTAACAACGGAGACAACTCCGCAGTAGTCGCTGATGTTGTAAGACTATTCGGTACTTCCCGAACTGTTTCCATCAGCAGTAACGCTGCAACTGGAACTGCTTCCTTCTTGGATGCAGAAGTTGACTTCGGTGACGGATACGCTGCTGGTGATGCTAGAGTTCTAACACTAACCATGCTCAACGACATGATTAGAAGAATCAGGCAGAACGGCGGAAACCCAAAGGTTATCTTGACTGGCTACGACACTGTTCAGCACATTGCTGACCTTCTACAGAGTCAAGAGAGATTCATGGACAGGAAAGAAGTTGTACCTACCCACAATGGAGTTCGTGGTGTAAAGGGTCAAGAAGTTGGATTCAGAGTTGCAACATACTATGACATCCCAATCATCCCAACAAAGGACATGCCTTCTACCGGTAGCAACACAACCAACGAGTTGAGTGACTTGCTCATCCTAGACACAGACCACCTGTGGCTATCTGTGATGAAGCCAACTCAATACTTCGAGGATGGTATCACTAGTGGAAACCCATTCGGTGTTGGCAAACTTGGGAACCAAGGAATGTACCGAACAATGGGAGAGACCGGTTGTTCGTTCTTCAAGGGACAAGGAAAGATAACCAACATCAAGAGTGCTTGAGGTGATTAGAGTTGACACACGCTGTTACTCTAGTTGCTGACCATAAGGGCGTAACTGCCCCAAAGGTAGTAGGTGACGAGTATGTGGTTGATGCAATAGTCAACATAACTGCATACGTTCAGGGTGGAATAACTCTGACTGCTGCTTCATTGGGTCTGTCTTCCCTACACTGTGTTCTCGTAACAGGTGTGGAGGAGATTGGACACAGTGCTAGAGCCGTCATCAGCACCGCAGGAGCATATGAGTCAGGAACAAGTGCCAAACTTATCCTGTCTACTGGCTCTGCACAACAATCAGGTACAGGAGATGAAGGCATGGTTAGAGTCCGTGTCTATGGTAATCTCTGAAATAACAATGATTAAGTGATAACGTAAAGTAGTGGCCTCTGCCCCTAAGATGGGGCAGGGGTTACTACCACAATAAAAAGGTGATATAATGGCAAAAGTAAAGTTAGCAAGACACAGACCAACTGGACCTCTTCTACTACGAAGAGGCGGTCAAACATATGCATTAACAGCGCAAGAGGAAACTGTTGTTCCACTAGGAATTGCAGTTGGAATGCTAGGAGATTCAGGACTCCTAGTAGAATTGGATGCTACTGATTCCTCAGACATCCTGACATTGAATGAATACCTACTCAAGATACTAAAGAAAGAGTTCGACTTAGAAGGAGATGCAAAGGCAGTTAGGGCTGCTCTATTCCCTTCAGCAAAGAAGGCATTCATACCTAACCTAATCAAAGAGACTCCCGTAGAGGAGACTCCCGTAGAAGAACCAGCAGTAGAGGAAGAACCTGAAGAGGTTGTTGAGGAAACTGTTGATTACTCACAATACACTGTAAAACAACTCAAGGAGATGCTTGAGGAAAGAGGACTATCAACTGATGGAAAGAAAGCAGACTTGGTAGAGAGGATGTCGGGGGCTGAATAATGGCATC